GATAGTATGCATAGCGATAGTATGCATAGCGATAGTATGCATAGCGATAGTATGCATAGTGAAATTGAAGAGTATTTAAACAAAATTAAAACAGAGTATTGGCATATTGAAAATATACAAAAACCATTGAAAACACCATCAGCCTATTCTTCTTCTGAATTACATGACATTTGCAACAAGCTAGAAATTGATATTCAAGTTAAAAGTGAAACTACAGGTAAATTAAAATCTAAAACAAAAAAACAACTTTATGATGAAATTTTACAATATATTTAATGAAATATGAATCATAAAGTATTAATCATAGAGTATTAATCATAGAGTATTAATTATATATAAAATTGATTGTAGATGATATAAATATATAAATATTATCTTATCACTAATATTTATATACAATCATGGCTGATTCAAAAAAGACAACATTAAAAGAACAAGCTACTATTAAAAAAATACCATCACCCCAAATGCGTTCACAACAACAGCCACAACAACAACCACCAAAACCAATCAATAATGAAAAAGAAGTAATTAAATTACTCACTACATATCTAACCAACGTCACAAAGGAAGGAGATAACGAACAATTAGAATTAGAAGTAAAATTTGGAACAATTGGTGGGGCAGTTAACAAGAAAATTACAAAAATAAATTACGACAATATACTAAAACAATTATTATCACACGGGTTTGTGGTTGACACAAATGAGTATTTATTGCGGATTCAATGTGAATTTACCGATTTAAAAACAAATAAAACACGCATGTCCAATATTCGTACAGAAATTAATGGACTACATAATATACGACGCTATTGTCAAACAAATCGTATTGATACCATTGATAATGGTGTTTTATTTATACAAAAATCTCGTTTTAATGATAGAACACAAATTGGCGAAAACAGTGATGATATGTCATCTATAGATGTGCGTGATTTTAATTATCGTCTTTCTCTTAGCAAAGAATATACTTTAAATAAAGAATCCCCTATCATACGTTCAACTATTGAGAAGTGGAATGAGAATAAGAAAACATTTCGCTATTTAAACCGTTTTAAACTACGGCATCCTAAATTACCAGTTCTAGTAGATATGAGTATTGTGAAAGAATCAAAAAAGAAAGATAACCGTTACTATATACCAGAACATCAAATACATGATTCGGGTGTATTTACTTCACCTGAAAAGTATGAGGTGGAAATAGAAATAATTAACAGTGCTGTTGGAATTGGCAGTGCGTATAATAAACCCGAATTACTTCATAAACAAGTATTAAAACCTATTATAAAATATGTCTTGTCGGGACTACAAGAAACAAATTATCCAATTAGTTATTCCGAACAACAATTTGTTATTCAGGAATATATGAAATTATTATGGAATAAAGAATACAATGAAATGACGCGTATTACTCCATCTAATTTTGTTGGTCCTTCTTCATATACACTAGAATTGCGAAATATTAGACCGCTTGATACAGCTTCAAATGTGCCAAATATTAGACAACACTATACGGTTACTGACAAAGCCGACGGTGAACGCAAGTTATTGTTCATTGACCCTAATGGTAAAATTTATCTGATTTCCACCAATATGGATGTCCAATTTACGGGAACATTGTCAAAAAACAAAGAGTGTTGGAATACATTAATTGATGGAGAGCATATCTTGTATGACAAACACAAAAAGTTTATTAATATGTATGCAGCGTTTGATATTTATTATATAAACGGAACTGATATTCGCTCAAAAGGGTTTATACCTACAACTAGCGATGAAGTTGCAAATAACTATCGTTTGCCCTTATTGGAATCAGTTGTTGGTAAAATAAACGCAGTATCCATTGTGAAGGAATCTGCTCCTATCCCATTAAATATAACAAAAAAACGATTTTATTTAGGAAGTGACACCCAAAGTATTTTTCAAGGGTGCACTTTTATTTTAACAAAAGAGCACGATGGATTATTTGAATATGAAACCGATGGTCTTATTTTTACACCAGCCAACTTTGGCGTTGCGTCAAATACAGTAGGTGAATATATTAAACCGCTTAAAATGACATGGGAACATTCATTCAAGTGGAAGCCAGCACAATTTAATACAATTGATTTCTTAGTTTCTGTCAAAAAAAATGAAGATGGTTCTGAATTTGTTGGTTCTTTATTTTCGGATGGAATGAACGTAGCCACCACCAACCAAATCAGAGAATATAAAACCGTTATTTTACGTGTTGGCTTTGATGAAACAAAGCATGGATTCGTTAATCCTTACCAAGATATGATTGATGATAAGTTACCAAATGTTAAAACAAGAGATGATAATAGTGATAAATATGTGCCAATGCAATTTTACCCGACCGAACCAAGCGACTATAAGGCAGGTATATGTAATATCGGTCTTTCAAGTAATGCCAATGACGATAATTATATGTATACCGAAAACAATGAAATCATTGAAGATAATATGATTGTTGAATTTAGGTATGATATGACACTGGATAAAGAGTGGCGGTGGGTTCCATTACGTGTTCGCTATGACAAAACTGCACAATTACGAAATGGGGAAAAAAATTATGGGAATGCATTTCATGTTGCGAATAGTAATTGGCATTCAATTCACTATCCAGTTACTCAACTAATGTTAATGACGGGATCAAATATTCCAGAAGAATTAATTGATGATGATGTGTATTATAATAAAGTGTCTGGTGTTAGTAAAACACGCGCATTACGTGATTTTCATAATTTATATGTGAAAAGTGCACTTATTAAGAGTATTTCAAAACCAGGCGACACAATGATTGATTTAGCGGTTGGGAAAGGAGGCGATTGGCCCAAGTGGATTAATTCAAAATTAAAATTTGTCTTTGGTGTTGATATTTCACGCGATAACATTCAAAACCGAATGGATGGTGCTTGTGCGCGTTACCTTAACTATAAAAAACGGTATAATGTTATGCCATCGGCTTTATTTGTAAATGGAAATTCAAGTGTAAATATTCGCAAAACAACCGGTATTCTTGTTGATAAGGATAAACAAATAACGCGTGCTGTTTTTGGACAAGGACCGAAAGACGCAAAGGTGTTGGGTCAAGGTGTCTATAAAAATTATGGTGTTGCAACCGACGGTTTTGATATATGTTCTATACAATTTGCGATTCATTATATGTTTGAAAATCAAGAAACGCTGCAAAATTTCTTGCAAAATGTATCTGAAGTAACCAAAGAAGGGGGGTATTTTATTGGCACTAGTTATGATGGAGAGAAATTGTTTAAGATGCTTAAAACCACCGCTGAAAACGATAGTAAAGTTATTATGGTTGAGGATGAAACATCTAATCACGGCCAACATAAAAATAAAAAAATATGGGAAGTCATTAAGCGATATGATCGTGCTGAATACAATGATGACGAAACATGTGTGGGTTATGCCATTGATGTGTTTCAAGAAACAATTAATAAAACTTTTCGTGAATATTTAGTGAACTATACTTATTTAACACGTATATTAGAAAATTATGGATTTGTTCCAGTAACATCTGACGAATTAGAAAAAATAAAATCCACATTTACTAGCGGAACTGGTTTATTTAATGATTTATTTAATAAAATGAATAGCGATATAAAACAAAATCCAACTAGTGCAAAATCTTATGGCGACGCACCTTATATGACCGATGAAGAACGCACGATTTCATTCTTAAATCGTTATTTCATCTATAAAAAAATCCGTAAGGTAAGTGATGCCGAAAAGGTATCTTTAAACCTACAACATAAATATGTAGATAATGAGAACTATAATAAAGAAGAAACTGCAGAAGCACAACAAGATGTAAGGGTTGCACAAAAAGAATTAGAACTAGAACTAGAAAAAAAGATGAGCAAAAAAACAATCAATGCGACAAAAGCAGCCCCTATAAAAAAACCAGTAACAAAACTTAAAAAAAAGGTAAAATTAAATGAAGCATCGGCTTAACTATATTAACTATTAAATATAATTATTAAACAATAACAACATAAACATATGTTATTATTTATTATTAACAATCTCTTGAATGAGTTTTTTTTTATTACAAAAATCAGATTATAATAGTAGTATGCACAAACATATTCATGCAGAAAAATTATGTAAAGACGAAGATACCAATGAAATAATTATTAATAAAACCCTGTATAAATACTTGACTATTATTAAAGAACAGATTGATAACCGAATAGAACAATGGGACAAGTTAAAAAAAAACACAAATCCATATGAATACATCCATACATTAATTCCAAATACAAAACAATCAGTAGCTATCGTAAAACCAATTTCAAGGTCTTTTTTTAAAATGATTGAAATTTGCAATACATTGAACTTATTAGACGAATTACCATTAGAACAATTTACCAGTTTTCATCTAGCAGAAGGTCCAGGTGGTTTTATTGAAGCCCTGTTGTATATGCGTAAAAATCCGAATGACAAATATTACGGAATGACCTTAATTGACGATAATAATTATAATGTTCCTGGCTGGAAAAAAAGTAGACATTTTTTATCAAGCAATCCAAATGTAATAATTGAAACTGGGTTTGAAAAAAATGGGGATTTAACGCGGGCAGAAAACCTAAAAGATTGTTTTAATAAATATCAAGGTCAAATGAATATTATAACAGGTGATGGAGGGTTTGATTTCTCATCACAATATCCTCAACAAGAGCAAATTAGTTCAAAATTAATATTTTGTCAAACCGCATTTGCGATTTCTATGCAAAAATTGGGTGGTAAATTTATATTAAAAATGTATGATACCTTCACTCAATTTTCGGTTGATATACTCTATTTATTATCAAACCTATATGAATCGGTTTATATTATTAAGCCAAACACCAGTCGTTTTGCAAATTCTGAAAAATATATTGTTTGTAAAAATTTTCGTTGTGAAAATGTAAAAGAATATGTAACTCTATTTTATACCATTTTATCTAATCTTGAAAAAAAAGATAACAGTATTAATAGTATTAATAGTAATAGTAATATAGTTGGTTCACTATTTGATATAAAAATACCTTATATTTTTACCAACAAATTGGAAGAAATAAATGCAATTTTAGGTCAACAACAGATTGATACAATTGTTTCTACGATTTATTTAATTGATAATAATAATAAAAATGATAAATTAGAGCATATTAAAAAAAAAAATATACAAAAATGCATCAACTGGTGTATAAAACATAATATTCCATATAATAATATACAAAATATATACATAAATAATAATATTTTTTTGATGAACACCACCGCCTCATTACAATACAAAAAGTAATACTATATGTTTAGGGGTCCAAGGAATAGAAGCGTGTGAATAAATATACTATTTATGAAAACACATAAAGCTAATTATGTGTTTTCTACTAATGGATAAATATTTGAATATTTACAATTTAATGAAGAGAGATAAAAAGAAAGAACGTTTTGATATTATTTTAGAACCCTTACAAGCAATAACCCAACTTGCCCTTTTATCTGTCTCGCCAAAAGGGAGTAAATTAACCATTTCTAATAATTTATTATCAATACAACAGCCCGGCTGGTTTCAGGGATTACTGCGTTCCTATAATCAAGATATGAAGGAAGATTTATTTTTTCTTTTTAATGCGATTATTCGGTTTAATCGGTTTTATGAATTTTTAAAAAATGAAGACGACGACTATTGTGATTTATACGATTTATTGATTCAAATGAGTAAACGTGGGATTGATAAATTAATACAAACCTATGCAAATACCGAGCAACCAGCACTACTGCATACCTTACAATTGTATCGTGTTTTACTTGAGAAACCCTTACTTGTCACCGATTATGATGAACACGCGAATACTATAGGCAATCATAGTGGCAATCATAATACGAATACTATAGATAAAGAAAAACCGAACCATATTGATGACATCTTTATAGGAATACGTTCACTCTATTCTAGTCACGAATTTATTATTTTATATCAAACGTTATTATTGATAGAAAAAAACTCTGAACATTACGAAACTTATATACAAGGAATCAATATACTTTTTTCTCCGACCTATGATAAAATACAAAAATGGATTTGTAGTAATATTGTTTATTGATCATATATTGTTTATTGATCATAGAGTGTTTATTCTTTTGTAAATTTTACCCATACGCGCTCTTTTACATCCGTTGCCAAAACGCCTTCAATTGTTACATCTGCAATTGGAAACGGAATCTGAATTACAATTCTCTCGCCTTGTTGAATATAAATTTGTATTTTATGTAACAGTTCACGTATTTCTTCATGTTCGGATGCTTTAATATCCAATTCTGATAATTTTTTAATAATTGGTTTGACGTCACTTATGCGTTGTTCTTTAGTTCTATAGGTTGTCATATGGTGATGGGGTGGTATATAGACTAGTAATACTAATAAAGTTTATATTATTATTATTATTATTATTATTATTTTGTATTATATATAAAAATAATAAAATCGAAAAATAATAGTAATGTATATATAATTTATATTCTTTTTTCAAAAAATTGAAATGCTATTTAATCTATAAGGATAGGATAACCCCAACAACCAAACTAACAAAGCAAGATGAGTTTTGAAACCCAAACCCAAACTATGAACGAGCAGCAGCAGCAGACGACGACGCAAAAGAAGCAACAAATCGTAGTTCCACCGATGCGCTATGATTTGAAACAGGCGACCGGTCAAACGGTGTTAAACCATTTAATTTATTTGATGCGTTTGCGTGATTTCAGCAAACCATTGGATAAAATGGCAGATTATACACTTAACTTTATGCAGAAATTACAGAATCAGCATCCTGGCAAAATGTTCAACTTTGGTTACATCCCAGCGCCTCCGCACAGTGAAGTTACACGACGAGTTATTGGCACAGATGGTCATTTCTTCAAGATGACAACGAGTGTTTCGGGCGTTGATCTCATCTGGCACGACCGCGAAAACAATACTTTCCTCTTCTGGGGGTCGTCGGTTTTCAATGTGGTGAAAGCAATGAACTCTATCCGCTGGCGGATTCACAAGTGCTATACTACTATGCCACCACCTCTGCCTCCTAAGCGAGTGAAATACCAACATGTTGAAGAGGTTTCGGATGACGAAGAGGACAACGCTAGTAGTAGTAGCATGCCTGATTTGATTGATTACGAAGGCAATGTCATTTCGGTTGGCAGTGTTCCTGATCATGAAAACGGATCCATTGATTAAATTCATTCAGTGGAAAAGGTATAAGTATAAGTATAAGTATAAGTATAAGTATAAGTATAAGTATAAGTATAAAGTATAAGTAATAAAGTATATAAAAAAATTAAACAAAAACACCAACTAAAAAATTAAAAAACAAAAATTAAAAAAAACAAAAATTAAAAAAAACAAAAATTAAAAAAAACAAAAATTAAAAAAAACAAAAATTAAAAAAA